TTTTTCAAAAATATCGGAACAATTGAAAGATTGTTTTTATCACATGCAGTAAAACCTTCATCAATAAATAATTGATTACAGTATTTATTATTAAATAAACTTAATCTTAATGCAATTGAAATAACAAAGTGTTGAAATCCAGATGCTTGATTAATAGAAATAGTTTGTAAATTATTAAAATTATCTTTATTTTTAATAAGCCAATTAATATGTATAATATCTTTATTTTCACTTAAAATGTAATCTAATTCAAACATTTTAGTATCATTATGACATAATTCATGAATAAAATTATTTGTATTTAAAATAATTTTTTTTAAAATAATATCATTATATAACCATTTTTTATAATCTTTAAATTTATCAATAATAATACTAATAATATTAATAATATTATTAATATTATTTTCAATTTCCAATAATTTATTAAATGAATTCAAATTAGTATCATTAATATTTTTAGTTGTATTATATTCGGTAATTATAGTTTTTTTATCATTAATTTCATTATCTAAATTATTAATTGAATTATTAATATCAATTTTTTCTAACATTTTTTTTTGTAAAATTATATTATTCATATATTTTAAATATAATTCGTAATTTGAAATATCTTTTTTAAATGTTATATATTTATAAGCATTATATATTGATAAATTATTAAATGCTTCATACCATAAATTATAATTATTATTTAATGTATTATAATTATCTATTCTGGGTTTAATATTATTTAAATAATCAATATGATTATTTAAATTATCAATATTTTTTTTTATATCTTTATAATTATTATCAATAATTGTATATTTATTAAACCATTCTGTATATTTTATATAATTATTATATTCTATATATTTATTATAAAGATTATAACAAAGATTATTAAATTTATCATTAATATTTTTTAAATTATTTAAATCTTTGTTATCTGAATCTAATAAATATTTATAATTTTCACATGTTTTAATATTAATTTCTAATTTATTTTTATTTTCAATATAAATATAATAGGATAACCATTGATTATATAAATTATATTTATCAATTATATTAATATTTTTATTATATTCTTTAATAATTTTATTAATATTTTTAAAATTTATTTTAATAAAATTTTCTATATCATTAATTCTAGAATTTAATTCTTTTATTTTTTCATTTAATTCACTAATTTTAATAACCCATGGTCTTTTGCAACAATAAATACAATTTGGATCATATTTGTATTCTTCATTATTATTTAATAATTCTAATTCATTATCTAATTCTTTAATTTGAATAGAAATAGTATTTATTTCATTTTTTTTGTTATTATAATTATTAATTACTTCAATATTTTTATTATTATAATCAATTAGTTGATTAATATTTTTAATACTAGATATATATTTACTAACAGATATGCTATTTTTAAGTTTAATTGCAATATCGGGTTTAGAAATTAGATTTTTATCATTTAATAAAGACATCTCGTGTTTAATATTTTTATCAATTATTAAAATTTTATTATTATAATCATGAATTCTATTTAATAATATTTTTTCTTTATTTTTATTATTTAAAATAGAATTATATGTAATATTATCAAATATTTCAATATCATTATTAATATTTAATTTTGTATTATTATTAAAATAATTTAGAAAATCATCAATATTATCAAATAAAAATAGTATATTTTTTTTTATTTTATTATAATCAAATAATGGTTTTTCACAATATATTGGTTTACTATTATTAATAATATCTAATTCTATTAAATATTTTTCATATTCATTATTATAATTATTTAATTTATTTTTTAATGAATCTATATTATCATTTGGATATAAATTAATAAAATTTTTATAATTTTCTAATAATTTTTTTTCATTTTGTATAATTGATAGATCACATGGTTTATCAATTTTGATATCATAATCAATAATTAATGTATTATTATATTTACTATATAAATTTATAATTTCATTTTCATCAATATTATAATTTTTGAAAAAATATTTTAATTCATTAATTTTTTCAATTATTTTATCATATTCATCGTTTGATTTTATATTAATTTTACCTAATTTATTAATCATAATTTCATAATTAATAAATATAATATCTTTATCAATATCAACTTTTAACGAATTTAACTTATTAATAAATTCATTTTTCTTAATATTTAAAATATCTAATTCATTTGAATGTTTTATTATAAATTCTTTAGTAAATTTATCATTAAAAGTATTAATTAATTCGTTGAAAACATTTTTTTTAGAAATAATTATTTTTTTAAAATCTTTATATTTATTTAAAACATTCTTAAATAAAAAATATAAATTATATATATATTGAATATTTGTTGCTTTATCTATAATTTCAGTACAATCCTTAAAATTCATTTTTAATATATCATAATCTATATTTTGTGTTATCATTGATGATGATAAAAATGTTTCAATGTTACCAATTAATTTAATAATATATTCTTTAGACGCACTATCTTTTTTAAGTAAAATAAAATTATTATTATTATATTTGTATAATTCTGTTGTAATTTTTATTAATAATGGATTATCTTTTCTTTTAACAAAAGTTCTCTTAATTTTATATAATTCATTATTACTATATAATTCAATATTTGTTGATCCACTATCTGAATTATAATTTATAATACCTGATGCTATTTCATTTTGTTTTTTTTTTGTAATTTCTCCCCATAATGCTAATGTTAAAATATCATATATAGCTGACTTACCAATACCATTTTTTCCAGATATAATAAAAGTGGAATTTGATAAATTTTCAAAATTTATAATATTATTATTTGTATAACAAAATAAATTATTCCATTCTAAATATTTAATAGTAAAACTAGATGTAATATTAATATTATCTTCACTTAATTTACAATTATTAATATATAATGATAATTCTTTATTTTTTTTAAAACATTCATCTTTCAATTCTTTTGGATAATTATCAACATTAAATAATAATTTATCATAATCTTTAAAAATATCTAAAAGAATTATATATTGTTCTTTTTCTAAATGATTTTCAAAATAACTAATCATATCATCCTTATTAATTTCATAAGAATTATTATTAAATAGATAAGAGTTTTTATTAGAAATAAAATTATTACTATTATTATTAACAATATTATATTTAATATTATATTTATTCATAATATTTTGAATATTATCATAGTTAAAATTAGTTAAAAATTTTATTTCTAATTTTTTTGGAAATAAATTAATATTATTATATATATATTCGTCTAATTCATAAAATTTATTTGTTTTACGAAATAATATTTTATTATTTTCTTCTTTTAAATTTATTTTACCATAATTATTTAACACATTTACATCATATATTTTTTTTTTTTCTAAATCCCATACAACATAACCATGTTCAATAATATCTTCACCAAAATTTTGTTGTATTAATGAACCACTGTAACACCATAATAATTTATTTTTATATATATCTTTTTGTCTTAAATGTATATCACCCAACAATGCAAAATCAAAATCTTTTATCCATTCAAATGGATATGGATTTGAATCAGATGTAATATTTGTACCATTATATAATTTAATATTTGCAAATGTTCCATGAAATAATGCAATTTTATATTTAACTGATTCATTAATTATTGGAAAAGGTTTAAGAATATTTTTTCTTCCAGAATTAGAAAAATTATCTAATGTATCTCTAATATTAACATATGAAAAACCAATATTATCTATTTTAAATGATTTAGATTCATTTAAAATAATTAAATTATCTATTCCTATCGTCGATGTAACTAATGAAGGTTGATTTAATTCATGTTGTATACTATCATGATTTCCTTCTAAAATAATAGTTAAACCTATTTTTGTTAAATTTTCAATTAATATTTTATATAACATTAAACCATAATTTCCAATGTTATTTTTATTATGAAATATATCACCTGTTATAATTATCAAATATTCTTCTTTTTTTAATTTATAGTTAGTTATATTATTATTTAACGATTCAAATAAGTTATTAAATACATTTTTATATTCATTAAATCTACTATAATTTATATCACCATTTCTGATATGAATATCTGATAAATGAAATAATTTTTTTATCATAATATATTATATTATTATCATTAATATTTATATAATATTATTCAGATTAGAATATATTATTAAAATTAAATTATTGATATTTTACTAATGATAATATGTTTAAGATATTTAGGTATTTTGGATATATTTATATATTCAATTAATAATTTTTTATTATTAGCAATATCATTGTAATCAATAAAAAATTTATAATCCTTTATAAATTTTTTTTCAATTATCATATAAATATATAGTAAATTTATTTTATAAAATATAACTAAATCATATCTTATTTTAGAACTTAATAATTCACATATATTATCAATTTTATTTTTAAAAGACTTAAGTATATTTATAGCTATTTCAGAATTAATATTGAATTTTATTTTATCAATATTTTTATAAAAAGATAAATAAAAATATTTAATAGATTTAAAATTTTCGTAAAAAATATGATATAATAATAAATAAGAATAGTAAACAATTATAAAAACTTTATTAAATATTATATCAATATGTCTAAATGTTTTATTATAAATTTCAAAAAATATATTATTTTTTATATATAAAAATTTACTTTCAATTACATATTCAATATATTTCATTACATTAGTATATTTAAAATGTTTAAAAGCTTGAATATCATTAATTTTACTATTATAAATAAATTCTATATTTTCATTTATCAAATAATCTGTTAACTTATTAAAATCTTTTGGATAAAATTCTATACAAATTGCTTTATGTTTATATAAAATCAAATTTAGTTTTTTATTATCATTATAATTATTTAATAAAATAATATTTAAATTATTATTGCATAAATGATTATATAAATCTATATTATTTATTTTTTTATATTCACTATAAAATATATTATTTTTTATTATATAAGTTTTAATATTATAAGTTGTTTTACATATTTTGATTATTGAATTGATGTGAAATAATGATAAATTATTTAATATAAGATCGAAAGGACCCGGAATTTTATCTATTATATTAATTAAATTCATGATATATAATATCTAATTAAAAAAAAGTACATTTCATTAAATATTTAAAAATTTTAAAAATCTTTTATAAAAATTTATAAAAATAAAGAAATGTACTTTTTTATACAAAATTAATATTATAATATTATTTATAAATCATTTTAAAATGATGCTATAATTAGTAGAGTTTAATCTTTATTTATAATTACTAATTGATTTTTTATTCTCGAATTACAGATAATAGTTTTCGTGTTTTTTTAAAAAAATTATTATTATTAAATAATTTTGAAGTTTTTGAAGAAACCTTTTTGGAAGAAACTTTTGAACTTTTCGAAGAAACTTTTGAACTTTTTGAAGAAACTTTTGAACTTTTTGAAGAAACTTTTGAAGAAATTTTGGCTTTTGTTGAATGCACTTTTGTTTTATAACATAATTTTCCTGAAAATACTTTCGATTTAAAACTTTTCTTTTTATTTAAGGATTTAATTGAAGGAACTTTTACAATATTAAATGTAATATCTCTATATTTTTTACATTTATTTTTATTATATATAACATATGGTTGGAAACATTTACAATTAATAAATTGTTTCATTACATATGTATAATTACCATTCTTTATTTCTAATAATTCATTTTTAACATCATCATCTAATAATTTACTAACTGCATATATATATTTTTTAAGATTTATAATTATTTCTGATTTATTATCTGTTTGATAATCTATTATACATACACTATTATATGATTCAAAATAAAACATTTTATTATATACTTTTATAACCGTATTAAAACTATCTTTTTTTGTCATAAAATTTTCCAAATTAATATCCACTATACAATATCCAAATGATGCATAACAACATATTATTGTATAAAATAATTCAAATACTTGTCTCATATTTAATTTTGATTTTAAATTCTTAAATATAATACCATTAACATAACTATTAAATAATATTGATTCATTCTTTTTATTTTGTAATAAATTATCAAATTTACAATTATTCATATAACCAAATAATAAAAGCAAATTCGATGTTATGTTGTTTATTACTAAATTAGAATATAGTATAGATGTAATTAATTCATTAGTATATAAACATTCATATTCGTCTTCATCGTCATCATCACCAAAACCATTACAAACTTTTAATGTAATTTTATCAATTTTATTAGTAAAAAAAGTAGAATTACTTATACAAGTTTTTTTAATATTTGCTGTATATATTTCATTTGTTCCTCTAGTTAAATATTTTATATTACTTAATGAATTTATATTGCAATTGCACATATCTATGTTTTTAAAAATAGGTATTTCAAAAATATTTTTATCAAATTTTAGATTTTTATAAATATTTTTAAGAAATTTATTATAATCTTTTACATTAATATAATTATTAAATGATATATAATAATTAATATTTGTATCTGTCATAAAAAATGATTCTATAATATATATATATAATTATAATGAATAATTTAAAAGAATATCTTATTAAAAATAAATTATTTTCTGAAAATGAATTAAAAACTTTGGAACCATCTCAAAATATTTTTTGTAAATTATGTAATCAATATGTTGGAACATTAGTAAAATTAAATGACTGTTTAAATCATCAAGAAATATGTTTAAATTGTTTTGATGATTTTCATGATAATTATCATGAAAATAAAAAAGAATTATTTATTTGTTTATGTTGTAATAAAAAAATATATACTTATGATATAATTTAATAATGTGTTATTTAAAATATATGTTTATTAATTCTAATAACTCGTTTATTTAGTATATATTAATACTAAATTATAAAAATAAATTTTAATATAAATATAGATATAGAAATGAACATTTTAAAAAATATACCTTATGAAGCTTTTTTTGCAATATATTTAATTATTGCTTGCAATTTTATAGGTGAATTATTTGGTTGTAAATTTAGACAAGCTTTACAAGAAAATATGTATTTGAAACATTTATTTGGATTTTTAACTTTTGCATTTTTAGTTATTTTAGTAAACGTAGATATTAGTAATAGTAATAATTTAATTTTAGCATTTATTTATTCTATTATATTTTATATATGGTTCGTTTTAACTACTAAAACACATATTTATATAACAATCATAGTATTATTAATATTTTTAATAATGTATATATTAAAATTTAGAATAAATGAATTAGAAAAAAATGAAAATTTAAATAATAAAGAAATTGAGAATTTAAAAAAAGCAAATAATATATTATTAATAGTTGCATTTATTATAACTATATTGGGGGTATTTAATTATTTAATATTAAAAAAAAAAGAATTAGAAAAAAGAAATCAAAAATTTAGTTATTTAACATTTTTTATTGGAAAATCAAATTGTAGAAATGATAAATATGAAAATATAAGTATTTTAAATAATGTTAAAAATTATAAAAAAATAATATAAAAAATGATTTATAATTAATATTATTATTAAATATATGATATGGTGCTTAGAAGATTGGCAAGAACCTTGTTATAATATTAATAATGGTAGATGTAAATCTATTATAAGATGGAAAAATAGAAAAAATATAATATACGAAGAAACTACAAATAATATTATACCAATATTATCAATTAAAAGACCACATTCTAGAGCATTTCATTTATCAGCATTTTTAATTTTAGCAACTTTTATGATACTTTATCACCCAATATCATTAGATATAATTAAATTTTCTATTAATAATGATATTAGATCCAAAGATAATAATGAAATTCTAAATAATTTAAGATACAATTCGATATACCTATATCTAGGTAGTTCTTTTTTTAGAATTACAGCAGGATTATTTGCAGATATATATGGTATTCGTATTATATATTGTGTAACTATTTTGCTAGGTATTTTATTAGGTATTTTAAAATTTATATTTAATATAAATTATAATTGGTATTATTTATTATTAGGAATATCATCAAGCGGATTTGTATTATCTGAATTATGGGTAATTACAATGTTTGATAAAAATATATTAGGATTAGTAACAGGAATTATAGGTGGTATAGGAAATTTTGGATTAGGTTTACTATTTTTAATAAATACATACAATTACAGTACTAATATAATATTTCAACTATGGCCATATATTTTAATAAGTATATTTTTATTTCCACTTTATTATTCAGATGATTGTCCTTATGGTAATTTATACAAATTAAAAAAATTATATAATGAAAATTTAAATAATAATGAAAATTTAAATAATGATGAAAATTTAAATAATGATGAAAATTTAAATAATGATAAAAATTTAACTAATAATGAAAATTTAAATAATAATGAAAATTTAACTAATAATGAAAATTTAACTAATGATATATATTTAAATATTGATGAAAATTTAGATAATAGTATTTATAATTATGATAATAATATAAATATAAATAATATTATTAATGACATCACATATTCACAAAAAAAATGTATAAATATATTAAAAAATTCTAAAGTTATAGTAATTGGACTAGGATATTTATTTACATTTGGATTGGAATTAACATTGCATGGTAATTTACCATTATTATTAAAATTAAATCATTATACAATACATAAAAGAGCTATATTAATATTTGCATTTTCAAGTTTTAATTTAATAGGTAGACCATTAGGTGGTTATTTATCAGATATAAACTATTATAAATATAAAATAATAGGTCGTATTAAAATACTTTTAATATTTTTAGCATTAACGATATTAATAGGTATACTTTTTAATAATATGAAAAATGATACAAGTTTTAATATGGTGTTAATGATTATAATTTCATGGTCTTTTACAAATAATTTATTACAGGGTTCATTAATTGGTATTATACCACATTTAGATTCAGAAAAAATTGGAGTAATATTAGGATTTATATCAAGTATGGGAACAATAGGTGGTATTGTAGGTAATATATTATTTATGAATATAAATGAAAATGATGCAATCAATTATATAAATATATATGGTGGAGTACTTTATGCAGTAATAACACAAATATTATTATAAATATATAAAAAAATAATTAATAATATTAAGATAAATATATATTTATAAAAATGCAATACGATAAAAAAAAAAATTCATTAACGAAATTATGGTATTATATCAAGAGAAAAACAATAAAAAGTAGAAATATAAAAAAAATATCATCTAATTATTGCGACGATGATAATTTAGATCAGTTATCAGATAATGAATCAGATAAAACAGTAACGGAAATTGAAAATAAAAAAAAATTATTTGAACGTGGTAGAAAAGCAACTTCTGTAAAATCAAACAAAAGTTATGATAGTAATGATAATAAATTATATGATAAAAGAGATAATAGTTTAGATATTGTTAGAAATAAAAATGATGATTATGAAGTAGTAATGCACTATCAGAGATATAGTAATAGTAGAACCAAAAAAAATAATACATGCTGTAAATGTAATAAAATAATTTAAATATATGATCTAAAATATTCAATAGATTCTAAAAAAAATCCTTGATAACCCATAATAGAACCTGGGCGAATTAGTCTAATATATGTTATAGCATTAATTGGTGTAAAATTTAATTTAAGAATTAACCAAATACATATTAATAAACCAGTTCTACCTAAACCAGCTTTACAATGAACTGCAACTAAATCATCATAAGATGTATTATTAATTAAATTCATAAATTTTTTAATAATTTTAATATCTGGAGTGGTGTAATCATCAAAATATAAATCTTCAACAATTATATTATTTTCTTTAAATATTGTTTTATCATAAGTATCATCTTCGTTTAAACGAATAACAAGACTAATATTATGTTTTTTTAATTCAGTAATAACACTATTAATATTTTTAGAAGGACACGCCATTGCTAAAAATTTATTAGCAATAATATTCATATCTCTATTTTTAAAATCTGTTAAATATTCATAATCCAGTATATTCCAATTATAGATATCAATTATTTTTTTTTTATGTATAAAATCTAAAGTCCTTAAACAATCTGTTATAGAAATTTTATAACCACCCCATTTACTAATACAATCAATATAATAACATGGAAACTCATTAAATATATAATGTAATTCAAATAATACTTTGTCCCAATTATAATTTTTGTTTAAAATTAAATAAGAACCACATAATAATACAGCATTTAAAAGATAAATATTATTTATATCATTATAAATATAATAAACAATATTTCTTTTATTCAGTTTCGGATTATTAATTCTTTCATCAATAAATTTATTAAATTTAATAATATCATTAATATTTATAGGTCCATAATCCTTATCTAATGGTATATAAGAATCATGAAAATCGGTAGATGTAATATAATCGATATTTTCTTTAATTTCTTTTTTTGTATGTTCTAAATTATTATGTATAGTAAGATAAAATCTATCGCATATTTTATACATGAATATATTTTAATAATTAAATTATATTTATATTAAAATTATCATTTTTTTATATAATATTCTAAAGTATCATTTAACATTGAATTCACATCTTTAATAGCATACCATTTTAATTCTTTATTAATTTTATCAACATTTGCAAAACTAATAGGTATATCACCTAGTCTATTATTTGTAAATTCATAATGAATACTTTTTAAATTTTTATTTTTTAATATATTGTTAAAATTATTAACAATTTCTTTAATAGTATAACCATGACCGGTTCCAACATTATATATTTTAAATATATTTTTATTATTAATTATATATTCTAATGAAATAATATGCGAATTTACTAAATCATCAATATGTATAAAATCTCTAATACATGTACCATCTCTTGTATGATAATTATTACCATAAATATAAAAAGTTGTATTATTAATATATGAATTAATTAAATTATAAAATATACCAGAATTTGTATTATAACCAACCGGATTAAAATATCTTAATATTATTATGTTCCATTTATTATTAGAATTATATAAATCATTTAGTATATTTTCAATATATAATTTAGTTTTAGAATATGGAGAAATATCTAAATTATTTGATATAGATGCCTCTATTATAGGACTTTTTTGATTACCATATATAGAAGCAGAAGATGAAAATATAATATTATAACAATTATTATTTTGCATAATTTTTAGTAAATTAAGAGTAGATAAAATATTATTATAATAATATTTTATAGGATCATTTATTGATTCTTCAATATTTTTAAATGAAGCAAGATGTATAACATATTTTATATTATTATATTTAAATATTGCATCTAAATTATTATAATTACATAAATCATCATTATTAACTAAATCATATAAAATGATATTATATTTTGGATAGTATTCTTTTATTAAAAATGTATATATATGTTTTCCAATATATCCAGAACCACCTGTTAATAATATAGAATTTTTCATAATTATATTATTTAATAGATTTTTAAATATAATTTATATAGAAATAATAGAGAATGAAAATGAATAAAGATATAATAATTAATATTATTAATTTATTATTATTTATTGCAATTATAATATTATTAATAAATAAAATAAATTTTATTGAAAATTTTGTATGTGGTGGATATTGTAATATAGATGAAGAATGTAGTATGAATTATAAATGTATTAAAAATAAATGTTGTATTTAGTAATAAATTTTTTTTATTTAATATATTTTATAAAACTTAATTATAATATGTAATAATATAGTTCAAAATATCTGTTTTATATAATATTATTGATATTATTATAATTATAATAATAATAAAATATAATCCATTCTCGTTATTTTGTAATGGTACATTTTTAAATGGTAGTGAAAAAAATGCTATAATAAAAGAAATTGGTAAAAATATACTAGCGATACTTGTAAGTACTCTAGAAGTTCCAGTTTCTATATAAGTTATTTTTTGAAAAGTATTTTGTCTTATATTTTCCAAATCTGTTTTTATATTATTAATGATATTATATAAATTATCAGTATTCTTATCTAAAATATAATAATATTCATGAGATATATTTAATAAAGATTTTATATTAATAATTTGTTGTAAAATATTATTTAAATAATGTACATATATCAACATCTTATCAATATATGTAGTTATAATATTAAATTTATTATAATGTATGTTAATTAATTCATAGTTAATTTTCATTATTAAATTGTTAATAATATTTAATATATCTTGTAAATCATTACAAATATTAATTAAAAAATTATATATATTATTATTATTTTTCAAATTATATTTTTCTGATTTAATTATTAAAAATTTCTTAAGATTATAATTATAAATAACTATAACCTTATCAAAACTAAAAGATGGTATAGTAAAATTTAAATCTTTAGCAATTATTTTTTTTTCAATTAATTTATAAGGAAGATTACTGCTATCATTATTATAATTTAAAGATGGTATTGTAAGTAAATAATAGGCAATATCATTATTGCTATAAAAGTAATTAACATTATTATATAATAGTTTTTCAATTATATCATCATTTATATACTGTGACAAATTTTTATTAGAATTTAATTCTTCATATGCTATAATTTTCATTGAATAATAAATTTATTCTTTAATAATAAATTATATAATAAATTTAGTATCCGATTCCTTTATTAGAAATTGATGTTGATATACTAGGAGTACTATTAAATATATCATATTGAAAATTATCAATATTTATACTTTTCATATTTTTTAAACTTTTAAGAATTTGTACCTTTTTTTTAGAATTAAATAATGATTTACTATAATTAGATGTAACTCTTGTATATATTTCATGATTTAATAATTTTTCTTCATTGTTAAATTTTTTATAAAAAATTTTTTTAGCTTTATTAAATATTTTATTTTCAAAATATAAATTGTTATTTGTTTTAGAACTATATAATTTTTTTAATGCTTTAATTTCATTTTGTCCAAAATTTAATTTTTTTAATTCAGAATCAGAATAACTATGTGAATTTTTAATAGATGGAAATTTTACAAATCCGAAATCATTTTTAAAACCCATTTCTAATAATGTATCATACTCTAAAAATTTAGATTTTAATTTTTTTAAAAATATTTTACTGGAATCTGGAATTATATTTTTAAATTTAATAGCGTTTGAGCGAAATTGATTATAAATATATTTAGAAGTATAATGAATATTGTATATAATTTCAAATAATGTATTTAGTGGATACATATTAAACGGTTTTTTACCGAATTTACGATGTCTTTTAACAAAATTTTTATCAAGAATCGATTTTTCTTTACCGGTTGTTTTTTTATTAATTAAATAAAAAAAAACACTAAATAATTTACCTGAAAATATTTTAGAAGTTAATTTATAAATATCACTAAATATAGATTTAGCAGAACTTAGAGAATATTTATTACATTTTATAATTGAATCACATTTATGATATTTTATTAAAATTTTTCTATAATTAATTAAATTAAAAATAATAAAATATATACAATTTATTGATCTATCATCTGTATAAAAATCATTTATATTAATAAAATATTCTTTAATTATTTTAACGATATTATCAAGTTTTCTTTGTTCTTTAATAATAATTTCTTTATAATATTTTAAAATAAATATTCCTAATAATTGAAAATTATAACTTATATTTTTTAATAATAAAATAATCTGCTCTTTATTGACTGAATTATTATCTTCATCTAGTAATAATTCATACGTTTCAAAATTTTTAAATTTAAATTTACTATTATTATAAGTTTTATTATAATTACTTGCATATTGCATTATTTCAACAAATTTATTCCAAGAATTATTTACATCATTATAGCATATATTAATTTGTTCTAGCATTTGCGAACCAATATAATCTGTATGTAATATATGTGATAATATTTTGTCATTGATATCTAATGTTTTTGTATTTGATGGTAATAACGAATGTTTGATTTTATCCATCAATATTATAGGTTTTTTATCAGTGGTGTAATGTAATTTAAAATATTTATTACCCCAATAATCATTGATTAATGTACTCAATATATTAATATTTTTTGCTAATTTTACTTCCAATTTAGGACTTGCCATCTCTAATTAAATTATATATAAAAATAATAGAATAATTATTTATAAATATATAATGACTTTTAAATATTATGACATATTGGATTTAAATAAAACTGATAATCCAACTGATAATGATATTAAAAAAGCATATAGAAAAATGGCAATGAAGTATCATCCTGATAAAAATCCAAATAATGAAGATGCGGCAAGTAAATTTAAAGAAATAACAAATGCATATTCGATATTATCAGATGAAAATAAAAAAAAACAATACGATCAATTAGGTGATAATTATGAAGAAGGTAATTCTATGAGTGATATAAATCCAGAAGATATTTTTTCACATTTTTTTGGAAATAGAGGAGGAGGTATGGGTGGATTTGGAAGAGGTATGGGGGATATTCATCATCCATTTGCAGATTTTGGTTTTAATTTTGATATAAGACATGAAAGAAAACATCAAAAATGTTCAAATATAACAAAAACATATGTTACTAAATTAGAAGATGTATATAATGGAATAGATAATACAATGAAAATAAACCTCAAAAAATATTGTTTTAATTGTAAAGCAAAATGTGAAAAATGTAATGGAATGGGGCGTATAAAACAAATTAAAAATATGGGCGTTTTACAAGCAATAACAGAATCAACATGTAATAAATGCGGCGGTACAGGAGAAATTATTAATACTAACAAAAATTGTATAAATTGTAAAGGCGAAGGAATATATTATAAAGAACAAACTGCTAATTTAAAAGTTAATCCGGGTTATAGTAATAATTTTAAAACGGTTTTTAAAGGTTTAGGAGAACAACCTAAATCATCAGATCAAGAAGCAGGTGATTTAATATTAATTATAACAATAGAAGAAAATAAAATATTAAAAAGAGAAGGAAATAATTTAATTTATAAAAGTAAAATATCCTTTATTGACTCAGTTATTGGTAAAGATATAGAAATTCCATATTTTGAAAATAAGATTGAATTAAACACTTCAAAATTTGGAATAATTTTAAATAATAAAAAATATAAAATAGATGAAAAGGGATTACCATATTATACAAATAATGCTAAAAAAGGAGATATGATAATTGAATTTGAAATAGAAGATACAAAATTTAAAAATATAGAAAAAAAACAAGAATTAAAAAATTTATTAATTGAAATGATAAAATGATAAAATAATAAAATTATAGATTTAAATATTTATTGAAATCTTGTATTGTTTTAATATTGCCTAAACCATAATAACCTAATATTTTATTAGCATCATTATTTGTTTTAGAATTTAATGCTTGCGAAACTTTATTAAGTGTATTTAATTTTTTTTTATAATATTTAAGATCATCCCATAATTTAGGATTATCATCTCTTATATAATAATGAAATAATATATTTTGATTTGGTATATATACATCATACCCATAAGTATAAAATCTTAAAGAATGTAAAATTTCTTCACCTGTAAATAAATAATCTAGATTTGGATCAAATGGTATTTCTTTTAAAAAACTAGATTCTGCAAATAACATACAACCAGTAACAAATGGAGTTTTTATAAAACTATTTTTTGTATCAATAATTCTAGCACCATCATATTTAATAATATTATATTTATTATAATAAAAATGTTTAATATATGAAAGTTTAAATTTTTTATTTTTATCATAATTTTTATAATCATTGAAATTTCTAGGATAATGACTTAATACTGGTTTATTACTTATTTTTTTTAATTTTTTAATTGATAATATACATTTAATATCCCAATTTTTTACAAATTTTGTATGACTATCTATTTGTAAAAAATATTCTTCTTGATTCCATAAATTAGCACATAAATATCTTGCATATGTTGGACCTTTTGCTTCTGTATGTGGTATTCTTATTATCTTAATTCTAGAATTATCTATATCCAATCCCTTTAAACAATCATCATCATTTATTTTATTTTGTTGACAAATACCTAGATATATATTTTTAGGATATTTTGCATTTTCATATAATGATTTTATTGTATCAGAACATAATTTATCTCTATAACTGGCTATTGAAACAAAAATACAATTCTTTTTCATTCTTAATTATTATAAATAATTTAATTAATTAATGATGATTCCCATTCATTTTTATCTGCATATAATTTAATATTTGTTATCTTTAATGTATTACTATTTGCTGATATTTTATTTACTAATATTGCAAATGTATTATATTTGTTGTTAGAATTTGCAATTGATATTTTAGTATTATTTTGCGATGGTGTTATTTCACTAGATGATGGTATTAACATATTAAATTTATATGAATTTAAATTATTATAAGAATTCATTATACTATCTGGTAAATCATTAATACCACCAATATACCATTCTTTTAATTCGATACTATCTTTTAATAAAAATTCAATATCTGTTAACATTATTTTTTCGTTTAATTTAATTATAATCCAATCTCCATATATAAAATTATTATCTTCGGTTGATGATATATTTAATTTATTACTTGTGAGATTATAATTACCATTACTATATTGATTTTTCTGCCATTCACCATATATATCAATATCGTTATTAAATACTGAATATGGTTCATTTAAAATTAAATCTACATAATTTCCAGTAGACCATCTCATTTTATAATTATTGCTATTGGCTGTTATTTCATGATAGTTATATGTATTAAATATTATATTTGGATATGTAAATTTAACTATTACAACACCCATTTGTCCTGCTCCTGATGTTGCATTACTAGCATTTCCTGCACCATCACCACCATCGCCATAATTATTACCGTCTTGTCCGGATAAAGTGCTATCAGAACCAAAAGAGCTACCACCAGAATATGAATAAAAAGGTTGCCCGCTACCACCTGTAGAATATGAATAATTAAAACCATATATATCACTTGTATATAATGAACTCCCACCATTACCAGTGTTAGTTGCACTACTAGTATTACCATTTTGGCCATAATATGTAGAATTATCAGCATTTATTACACTTCCATATGATGGCAATTTTTTTTCACCGCGTGCTTCGTCGGAGGAGGATTGCGCTGCTCCTCCACCACTTCCACCATCTTTTCCACTCTCTGATTTGCTCCCCCCCCCTCCACCTCCATATACAATAGTATCATTAAATTGAGATGATGCACCTGATGTTCCAGCAACATCATTATTAGCAGATATAGATACACCTCCATTGCCAACTTTAATATTGTATATACCTGATAATAATGTAGTTTCACTATATAATACGCCACCACCGCCGCCACCACCACCAGGCATATGACCAGTACTGCCACCACCAGAACCACCGCCAGCAACAATTAATATTGATGCAGAAATATTATCAGATAAAATTAATTGATACTCTGTTTGATTATCATTACTCAATAAACTATTATAATTTAATGAAATTACATGTTCGTTGCCATTTGAAGTAATTTCATAATAATTATTATTTGGTACAAAACTATTATTATATAATGAATTTACCCTTGTTATCTGTCTTGATATAAACATATCATTACTTAATGGGTAATTAACATTTATTGATGGTGTTGTCATATTAACACTATAATTAAAATTAGATATATAAGCATTATTACTAGGACTATAAACATTATCATATATTTGAAGATTAATATTGTCAATATATAAATATTGATTTTCTGATATAGTTGGATAAAATAGTATGTTTCTAAAATTAATTATATTCGAATTTGTTGTATAATTAAAAGTTTGAGATATAGTATCGGGAATTACATTACGTTCTAATTGATTAGTTTTAAATTTTATCTTCCATACATATTTATAATTTGAGTTAACAGTATTATGTTCTAGTGTATTAAAATCTACAACTATACCATTATAAGATTGATCTAAATAAATATTAGAATATAATATATTTACATTAGTTTTATAATATTTTAATACAATATTATTATAACTATTTATTCTTGAAAATGATAAGGATTCTTCTAATAATCTTAATCTTTTATCTAATTTATCTTCAATACTATTAATTGCTTCTCTATTTATATCATATTTGAGAATAACTATTCCACTTCCACCTACAGATGAATCATTTATTGATAAATTACTACTATTAATAATATTATTTGGATCAAAATTTATATCTAAATTATCATTTTGATTTGCTATTGTATATGATATATTAATTAATATTCTATCTGTAGGACAAGCAGAAGAATTAGTTAAATGAGGATCACCATTAGTTGAACTCCAACTATTATAAATTAAACCAATACTAGTTGAATCAATTATAAATGTATTATTTTGTATATCTTTAAGTTTAATTGTATGAGAACTATTATTAATAATTAATTGATATGAACCTTTTAAAAAATTTGTTATTGTTTCAGAACACTTTTGATTTATTCCATTATTAATAAAAATAGATACTTGTGTGTATAAATTTAAATCTATATTTATATAATCTTCTATAGTAATTGAATTTGGATCAGATGTTAATATTTTTTCACCACTATCATTAACAATATTATCAATTATTGGATATAATGATAAAATTCTATAAAGACCACCTGATGCTCCGCCTCCGGAATTAGAAGTAGAATGTATAATGTTAGATGTATAAATATTATTAGGATTAAATATATTTATTGAATTTGTACCACCACCTAATCCTTTTAAACCAATATTACTATTAATTATATCATATGATCCTGCTCCACCACCATAATATAATGGTATTCCTATATTTTGATATTCATTTTCAATAAAATTTGCTTTAAATCCATCGAAACCATTATAATTTAAATTACTATTTATATTAGTTGCCGCAGTTCCACCATTTGTATAAGATGATGTATAAGTTAAATTATCATATATATTATTTTCAATAATATATGAATTTTCTATATTATATCCATTATAATCACCTGGTATATTTAAATTATTATAGTTAATATATGCATTACTTCCACCATATGATGTTCCACCAAATCCAATTGTATTATAACCATTTTCATTATTCTTACCACCATTTCCTACATAAATATCATATATACCTTTTGGAATAATACAATCATTGCGATATAATACAGATCCAGCACCACCTGGCGCTGGAGTATTAATAATATCAAAAGGTTTATTATAAACCTTATATAATTCAGTATCTGTCATTAGACTATCTATATTTTCAAAACTTAAATATATCATACTTGAACTATCAGATGTATATACAATATCATATAGAATATGAGAACTAGTTTTATTTATATTATAATAAGTAAACGTATCATTATCAATATTATATTTATTAATTTTTGGTTGTTCTATTTGTCCGGATGGTCCTTGAGCATTAGCATTAATAATTGCTAATTCTTTATTATCAGGTGATAAAGTTATATTTATGGGACAAGGTATAAAAGATGATAAATTTTTAAATAAGGTTACATGATTATTTTTCAAATTAATTTTTCTAATCTTAAATAGCATATTAACACCATATTCGTAAATATATGCAAAATTATCATCACTTGTTATACATACTTTTATCGGTAATGTAAATCTAGCATCCGTACCAATATCATCTTCGAAACCAGAAGTACCATCAGTTGAACCTGCAATTAGAGTTACAAAACCAGTATTTACATCTATTTTTTTAATAGAATTATTCTGCATATCACAGACAATAATGAATTCATTATTATTTGATAATGCTATACCAAGTGGCATATTAAATCTAGCATCATTAGGATTACCGTTTATATTACCAAAATTAATAGTATGATCATTAAGCCCTCCAGAAAGTCCAACAGTCAATGTATTATTATAAACAAAATTATTTAAATAATTAATATAAACAGCATTAGGACAAGATACAGCAATAATAGATAAATCATTAGATACACTTAGTGAATTAAAACTACCATAATTACAATTAATAGTGAATAATAGTGTAGAAACATTTAAATCATATATAGAAGAATAATATATCGAAGTACCAATATTATAAAATAAATATTCATTTTTAAAATCAATACAAGTAGTTAGTAAAAGTATATCATTAGTTGGATTTAATTGTTTTAATAATTCTTTAGTACCAATTCTAGTATCAAAGTCTTGATTTATATCAATATTTTTACCAGAACCACCACCACCAACTAATAAAATATCTGCTAATAAATTATTAATAAAAGATAATTTATAATGTTTTTGATTATAATCACTATTATTTCTTAAAACAATATAATATTCATTATCATTAGTTGATGATTTATAAAATATATCATTATCTACATAATCTGTAATAGAAAAAGTATTGATAAGATTATTATCGTTATCATATTCTTTAACAATAGGATGTTTTGGATCACTTAGATAATCTTTATTAGTAATATCAATTAGTTTGTTATAAATAGTATTAATATAATTTGAAGTATTTAATATATTAGAATTAATATTATCAGAATAATTAGAAGAATTTTGAAATTTAGTTAAAATATCATCATCTAATGATTCTAAATTATTTAAAGTAGTATGTGATAAATTATTAATAGAACCAGTTAAACGTATATCACCTATAATATCTAATTCAACATCAGGTGATTTATTAATACCAATTTTGGCATTTTTATCAATAATTAAATAATCATTGGTATATTGGTTACTAGATTCAAGCATATTAAAATTATTAATATTATCAATAGTGTGAATTATTTTTAATGAAGCATCATCAAATGGTGTTGAACTAATAATTTCTAGATTTTCAGTTGTATATGTTGAAGTAGATATAGTAGTTGTAGCACCTTGAATATTTAAATTTTCAGCAGTAATAGTTCCATTAACATTTATATCTGTAGCAGTAATAGTTTTGCCGACAGATAAATTAGAAAATATATTAACATTATTAGAACTAATTAAATTTTCATTAATAATAACATTACTACTAACATATAAATTACTAACATTAATATCATTTATTACAGTTAAATTACAACTTATAAATATATTAGTATCACAAATAATATCATCTAAAAATAGAGAATTATTAGAACAAATTAAATTATTATTAATATTAATATAATTTGTTTCAATATTGCTACTATATAATCCATAATGATTAATTAAATTATTACTAATATTAATAATATCTGTATCTAAAATTGTAAATTCAGCATTACCACTTTGAATAATACCCAATGAAATTATATCGCCTGTAGTATTAACATTAGAAGTCGTAAATGTACCTTCAATAATATCAATATTAAAACCAACCAAAGGATTATTATTTTCATCGTATGATTTAATACTAAATAAATTATTGTAAAAATCTAAATTGATAGAATTATAGTTCATATTATTTTTATTTTTAAATTTAATATCATTTATATTAATACCTGTATATTCATCATTATAATTATATAGTGTTAAATAATCATTTGTATTTTTTAATTTAAGAGTACCTATATTAATATCATTCGCATTGCCGATATAAATATCACCAAATTTATTATTATAACTACCTATGTTATATATACTATCTTCTTTTGGAATAATATTTGCATCATATAATATAGTATTAAATGAATTTGGAGAATAAGTTGTATTATTATATCCATATACACATTTTAAATACGAATTATCAACATATAAATCTGTTGTGTTAATACAGTTGCTAATATTTAAATTTGATGCATCTATAAAACCATTTACTGTTAATTCTGTTCCGATAACAGGTTCAGTTGAAATACCTATATATGCGTTTTCATATTCATTGTTTGTACCAAATTGAACAATAGTAGATTTTTTATTAGTTTTAACAGACATTGAATTAATATATCCCATTTCATTTGAAAAATTGTATGTAAAATCATTATCCATACTATAATATGGTATATTAATAGCATCATGTGGAATAGAAGTAATAGAAAAAATATTATTATTATCACTTATATCTAATATTATATTTTTTTCATATAAAGTATAATCAATTATTTGCAATTTATAAATATCAATTAATGTTATAATATAAATTATATTATTATTAATAGTATCAATTAATAAATTATCAAATGCTAAAGTTGTACTAGAATATATTGTTGAAACATAATTAGTATTAATATCTAAACTTAATATTCTAGATATAGTTTCTGAATAATCTAAAATAATTAAAAATTTATTATCATTCGATAGCATAATTTTTTTTATATTATTAAAACGTGCATCATTACCATCTCCTATCGCAATACCTGATCTTGATCCTAAACTATTAGGAGGATATCCCGCGATAGTAGTAACACTATAATTAAATAAATTTATTTTTCTAATAGAATATGCACCATTATCGGCTACATATAAAAATGTATTATAATTATCAACATACATTGATGTAATAGAAGTAAATTTAGCATTATCTTGAATACCATCCTCATAACCACTTGTATTATCATTTATAATAATAGTATCTAAATTATAATTAGCACTTTGAATTGAAGTAAGATCGGCTGAATAAATTTTATTATTATCAGAAAAATATAATGTATTTTTATCTGCAGATATAGTTAAAGATACAGGATTATTTAAAGTGATTGGCGTAACAACAGGTGGGTCTGAAGAATCTGTATAAGTAAATCCCAATGAATAAACTTGATTTGTAGAATAATTAATAACGCGAATATGTTTATGAGTTTTATCAACAATAAATAATAAGTTATTAATATTATCATATACTATTTCTGATATAATTCCGTATGATGCTTCTGTTAATCTATCACCATCTGTATAACTACTATTACCAACCAAACCACTTTCAGTTGTAGGAGATGAATTATTAAGAATATGTTTAGTAATTAAATTATCACCATTATTATAAACAGATGATAAGAAAGTTGTATTATCTATTTGTACTAAAGAACTGTAAATAATATTTTGATCTGCTAGATATGGAAAAGTTGTATCGATATTGAAAGATAAAATATTATCAATTAATATATCATCAATTTCTTTAGGTCTAATTTTATTAATATTAAAATAATTATTTTTATCTTTTTCAATAGCAATATTAATATTTGATGTTGTGAATTGTACATTACTTGATCTAATATGCAAATTAGATATATTATATATAAATTCATTATTATTTAAATTTTCAAATCCTGGAATTAAAGAATTGCCATTCAAATCAAAAATATTATTTGTATGTATATCATTTGTGCTTATTGAATCAGATTTAATATTACCATTATCTAAAACAATTAAATCTTTTTCGTATGAAGTGTAAGTATTCAATGCTGTAACTTTAAATTTACCATTATCACTATATATCAAATTATTATTATAAATTTTTGAACCATTAATAACATTTCTAACATCAGTATCTAATATAATATGAGGTTCTTGATTATTAAATACATTATTAGCACTTGATCTAATTTGTCCATTTACATCAAGTGAATATAATAAATTATCTATATCTTTACCAATACCAATTTTTGCATTAGTATCTTTACCAATTGTAGTATAAACAGTATTTTCTAAAGTAGATAATGAAAAAGCATTTTTAAAATCTGTAATAATATCATTATTATAATCTATATTAATAATATTATTATGTATATTAGAATTAATAGTATCATATATATATACACCTGATTTTTTTATATTAAAAGAATCAAAATTATCACCATTTATATTAAGATTGATATTAGATGATGTAAAATTAATATTAGATGTCATTAAATTATAATTAGAAGTAGTAATAAAATGACCTTGATTATCTAAACGATTTGAATTATTAAGAATTATACTATTACCATTATTTTTATCAAAAATATTATCAACAAAAATATAATCAACATATAATGATCCATTTTCAATTTTAATATTTCCATCTTTATTTAAATTAATTAAAGTTTTATCAATATTATTATTAATATCTTCATAATTAATTTTAAAATTACCATCATTTGTGCTATATAATTTATTTATACCGCCAATATTATAATTAGAATTATAATTAGTTAAATTATTTTCAAGAATAATATGAGGTATATCATTTATTACATTAGTAAATAAATAATGTTTATCAACATTATCAATATATTTTTCATAATTATTAATTACTTTAATATCTAAAAATCTATTGTTAATATTTATAGATGTATTATTAAATATATAATCGATATTTGAAATATTATAATTGAATATTGTTTCATCTGTAAAATCTGATATAATTGGAATATTATTTTTAGTTCCTATTATATTTTCTTTTAAATAATTTGATGTTATTAAATTAACAATATTAATAGAATTATTATTATCATAATAATTATTAATTAAATGATTTTTAACATTATTATTAAAAATAGTTGTTGGAATATTTATTGATGTATTATAATTTGTATCTAGATTTAAAATAATATCTATATCAGAATTTTTTGTAATATTTGGATCATATAATAAATAATTACTTGTAAAAATATTTAAATTATGGTTTTCGATATAATTAGAGTTAGTATATATAATAAATTCTGTTGCATTATTAGTATCATTATCTGTTTCATCAAGTATAATATTGTTATAATATAAATGTAAATTATGTGTTTCATCAAAATTATAAGTATAATTTGTAATATTGCTTGTGAAATTTAACGTATTTAAATATGTATAATTATTTTTAATATTAAAAGCGCGTTCTTGTGTTTCGCCATTAAATAATATTAATAAATTTGAATTTAAATCATTAGTAATAAGATTATTATTATTTAATTTAAAAGAAATATTACTATAATTATTATGAACGTTTGAATATGAATAAGATGGTAATATAACATCATTATTAATATCAATTATATTAGGATTAGCGTAATTTGTAGAAATAGTATTATCAAATATAAAATAATTAGAATTTAATTGATTGAATGCAATACTATGATTATTAATTTCATTAGGAAGTAAAATATTATATTTAATACTATTATTATTATTATAATTTATAGTTTTAATATAATTAGAACTATTTTTAAAAGCTTCGAATACAATATTCGAATTTATATTATAATCTGGTATATAATCACTTTCAATATTAACATTATAAGCAAAAATAATATTATTATTAAGAATATTTAATGTTGAATTAATATTTAAATTAGAATTAAAAATTTCAATTAACGAAAAATTATTATTATTATTAAAAGTATTATTTGTATCACTATAATTATTAATTAATTTCATTGAAGTATTATCATCTGATTTTACATGTAAAGGATATATAGGATTTATTTCATTAATTCCTATATTTTTATTTTTATTAAGAGTAATAATAGTATTAATATTATCTGGTACTAAAGAATTGTTATTATTATTAGCATATTGTATATTAAAATTATTATTGTGAGTTGGACCTTCAAAAATCCAAAAATGATTTAAATTACCTGTTTTTTTATGAAAATTAATTCTGGCAAATTCACTTGAATTATCATTTGTTAATTGTAAAAGATATTTAGAATAATCTTGTATATGTAATGAAATATTACTAGTTGATGGATTATAATAATTTACATTATTATGAGAACCAATATTAATATATGTATTGTTAATGCTATTATAAAATGATATGAATTTTTTGTTTAATTTATTTTTTAATGAAAAAATAGAAGGATAAACAGGTTTTATATCAAGAGGGTTGACAGTAAAATTGTTATGAGATTCTAATGAAAAAGAAACTGTATTTACATCAAAACTATTATTATCGTCAAAATATTTTAATTTTAAATCAAAATCTGCGATATTAATATTATTATATGGTTTTACAAAACTTGCAATAGAATGATCTATACTATCCTGATAAATTAAAGTATTTTTTACTACATTATTTTGTATATCATTTTTATTTGTATTAATAAAATTTACTATATTAGAATCATATAAACCAATTACTGTTTTATCACTATATAACCACGATAATAGATTACCAGATAATTCTATATCATTTTGTGATTGTATTACTTCAGGATTTGTTTGATTAGTACTTGTACTTATTTGAGTTCCATTTGTACCTTGTGAAACTTCAATGCCGCCTGCTAATATAACTTTATCACAATGAACTGTTCCAGTAACATCAAGATCACCGTAAATTTTAACAGTTTTTTGTGTACTAATACTACTATCATTGGGAAGTGAAGTATTTTTATCACGATTAAATATAAAATAATAATTTTGCTGATCATTTTCAGTAATTTCATTTGCAGTATTAATTGTAGTATCATTATTTCTTCTATACATTATTTCCAATCCTGCTTTATTTGGATGATATGTATTATCAGTATAACCAAATTGTAATATACCTGGATAATTATTATCTGTTTGAATATATTCATTATGATTTCTATATATGTACCATTTTTCAGTATTTTTATTACCAGTTATAGGGGTCCAATTACAAAAATCAATACCTGTAAAATTAGCTTTATTAAAATCCGAATTATTTGTTCTATTTGATTTACCACGATATAATCTAATAACTGTATCATTATAATCATTTAAAGATAAATTGCGAATCATTAGAGGTTTAGTATTATTCGGATTAATATAACTATTTTTACTTTCTTCAGATAAATCATCAATTCCTACAAATATATTAGTATTTGTATAAGAGGTTTTTGGCTCAGAATCAATTGAATTTGCATTAATGTATCTAAATGTTGCTAATCTAATATTATTTTCATAATATCCACCACCATTAGAATGTATATCATTAACAACAGAATTGATACCACCTATAATATTTAAACCTTTGCTTTTATTTATTCTATTAGTATCATTGGTATTATTATAATTAATAAAATATTTATTAATTTGATTATCAATATTTAAAAAATATGCATTATTATTTACTAAATTATCATCTTGTAAGAAAAATTGAGCTTTTTGTGCTATGCCATTTTTATTAATAAATAAATTATTACCTAATATATCACCATTAACATGTAAAGCATGTGTAGGAGTATTTAGAATATCTAAATTAATTCCAACAGAATTATTTTGATGTATTGAAAGTGTTGGTGCAACACTATTATTTTTAGTTATATCATCAATTATTGTACCTGGATAAAAATATATATTTCTCTTAATATCATTAGTATGATTTTGACTTGTATTTATAATTAAACTTTTATCATTATTATTTTTTTTTAATATTATATGACCGATATGAGTTTTATTTAAAATAGATTCATCTAATGTATTTGAATCTTCTATACATATTTCAAAATTAGATAAATCTTGATTTTTAATTGTTAATTGATTATTATTAAAACTTTCTGTATCATTAATACCAATTGCTAATTTACCAGGCACTGCTAAATTACTACCACTTATACGTACTGTACTATTAGAATTTATACCATAATATAGTATAACATTACCTTCTATATCTTGTTGGGTTAAATTACTACCAAATTCTGTTTCAAATGTACCATCACCATTATCAATTAAGTTTTGCATTTTTTCAATATTTAGCGCATTTAATCTATAACCATGATAAAATAAATTTCCAGATACATTAACATCATCTTCATAAGTAACAATTTCTTTAAATTCAACAGGACAATTAAATTCAGATGTATCATTTGATCTAATATTTAAATTACTAAATACAATTTTATTGGCATTTAAATTACTTTGTATAGTAAGTTCTTTATTAATAATTAAATTATTATTAACAATTAAATCATTTTCAATTTCTAAATTATTTTTAAATTTATAATTACCACTTGAAAAATCTCCAGGTTCTATTTGATCTGCCTTAAAGTTTATTCCAACCTTTCTATAATAAATATCATCTAATTCAAATATATTAGGATTATTATCTGTACTACTTTTATAGTCTTTGATATAAATTTTATCAAATAAAGATGCACCTGTTACTTGTAATTTAGAATCAATATTTATATTATTACTAGTAAATGTATCAATAGTATTTTTACCAATAGATACAGAACCTTCGCTAGTAATTGTCATAGCAGGATAATTTGAAATAATAGAATCAGAATATTGTGGATTATTTAAATTGGGAATAATATATGAATTATCTGGATTATATAATTTATTAATATCTATAGATGGTTTAGATACATGAAATTCTAACGGCATACCTTTAGTAGTTGAAATAATAGCTGGTGAGTCAGAATTATTACCAATTATACCCATTTTTAAACTAGATGGTTCATTTATAATTAATTTTTCATCAGGAACTTCTGGATTAGTATATATATTTGGTTCAGACATTGCTTTATTTTTTATTGCAATATGTATATTTTCCATAGTACCATTGGCAGTAGATGATACAATATTTACAGGATGTAAATTATCAATAGTATCAATACTACTTGCTCCAATATTAATATAATTTTCTGTATAAATATTGTTTTTTTTTATATTTGTACCAGGAACATTTGCAACCCAACCTTGAGAAAATTTTGATATAGTAACATTTGAATTTATCGCAGTAACAAAATCATTAATAATATTACTAGAAGTTAAAATATTATTTAAATTATAAGGTATTCCTTCTTCATTTAATATTGTTAAATTTTTAGCAGATATATTTCCTTTACATACTATATCTCCGTTTTCAATATATATACCAGATTTACTATTCAATGCAAAATTAGAATCAAAAAGACTTCTTGAAGTATTTATACCTATACCTGAATTATTAACAATCATTGAATATTTAATATCTCTTGGTAACATTTGACCATAATTAGACCAATAATTAGTATGTTGTTGTCCTATCTCTAAAACTGTTTCATTATCATTATGTGTATCGCCAATAACAAGATATTCTCGTGTGTCAAGATCTAAATATTGAGTATCTATAAGACCTATTCCTAAATTTCGAATTTCTATTTCAGACGGTGTATAATCATTTATAGACATTTTACTTTAAAAATATATTAATTCCTTATGTATTATTAACATTTAAAAAACACATAAATAAAAAATGATATTAAGAAATGGAAATATTATTAAATAAACATGAATAAAATGACATCATTGCACAATAAAACAAAAGAAATCGATGTATTAGATATGCCATATAATGAAAAAAATATTATATTATCATTAGAAGCATTATCTTCATTTTTATATAATAATGGTATAAATAAAGATGATTATAAAATTAATGATATTAATTTATATAGAACTGCATTTGTTCACCAATCATATTGTACAATGAAAAATTTTGATTTTATAAATAGTAATTCAAAATGCCCCGATAATTGTTTACCATTACAAGATATGTCTTATGAAAGATTAGAATTTTTAGGCGATTCTATACTCGATATGGTAATTTCAGAATATATTTATGAAAGATATCCGGATCAAAATGAAGGATTTTTATCTAAAATGAGAACAAAAATTGTAAATGGTAAAATGTTAGGATTTTTATCAAATAGTATAGGTTTTAATAAATATGCAATTATATCTAAACAAGTTGAAGATTCAAATGGTAGAAATAATTATAAAATAATGGAAGATATTTTTGAAGCATTTATTGCAGCATTATTTAAAGATTCAAACTCAGATTATAAATTAACTTATAAATGGATTATATATATAATTGAAAATTATATTGATTTTAGTGATCTTATAGTATCTAAAACAAATTATAAAGATATGTTAATTTATCATATGCAACATCATTTACAAGATGTTCCTAAATTTTTAGAAATAGAAATTAATATTAAGGATTCTGTAAAGAATTTTAAATATTGTATTAAAGATAAAAGTAATACTGTTATTTCAACTGCAACTGGTAATTCAAAAAAAGAAGCTGAAAATAATGCAGCATTTGAAGCATTAAAACATTACGGAGTTAATATTAATAGTGTAAATATTGTTCAGACTCATTAAAATAATATAAAAGTATATTTATATTTTATTATACTATAATTATGAAATCTTATCTTCTTTTATTATTAAATTTAACATTAATAAATTGTTTTATTATTAATAATATAAATTATAAAACATTATTATACAAAAATTCTCGCGTATTATATTTATCAAAATATAAAAATAATCAATTAAATAATACTAATGATAATTGGAAAAAAAATTTAGGAAAAGAATTATTATATGCAAAACGTTCAATTGGAGTACCAGATTATGTAGAAAATATTAAACAAGCGCTAAATACAAAAACTTTTAAAAATAAATCAATTATTAAAAATAATACAAGTGGTATATTTTTTTCTAATTATAATAATAATTTAAATATTACAGATTTGTCAAATAAATTAATATTTAATAAAAAAATACCGAATATATTAAGATACACTATTAATAATTTTTCTTTAAAAGATTCTGAATTAAAACATTCTAGAATTGCTATGTTAGCTATAATTGGTAGAATATCAGCTGAGAGTATTCATCCTATACTTGCAAATAAATTATATTCAGAAAATTTGTTAGTAAATAATGAATTAGTACCATCTATTTTTAATGGTGGTTTAAATAAAATTCATCCGATTTTTTATATATTTACATTATTATATATATTTTTAATTGAATTAAATAGTTTAATTTCTATATCTGATTTAACTAACACAAAAAAAAATAATACTAATAATATATCTCCATTTGATCCATTAAATATTTATAATTCTAAATCAGATATTGATAAAAGATTTATACAATATAATGAAATAAATATTGGTAGATTATCCATGGTAATAAGTACGTGGTTTACTTATTATGAATTTGTTACTCAAAAAAATGTAATAAATCCGGAATTATCAAGTTTATATCCATGGGTAATTTTAATTATAATTAATTCATTATATACATAATAATATAAAAAATATGTTATGCGATGTATTATTATCAATATTTTTGATTTTCATATATTTTTTTTATAATATTTTAAATCATGTAATATAATAGAATGAGTAAATATAAATTCTTAAAAAATAAGGTTGTTTTAAATAAAAAAATAAAAATTTATACTAAAAAAAAATCTAAAAAATTGTATTGTAAATTAAAAACCCGGACTAAAACCGGATATAAGAATAAAATGGTTTCTATAAAAGATTATAAAAAATATTATAATAAAAAAATGAAAGGTGGAGTTAAAAAGATACCAACTAAAAGTAAAAAAAAATCTATTGATCCACTTGCAGTAAAAGAAAGAATAAGCGAAAAATTTGGAACTCAAAATATTGTAATTAAACCCAAAAAATTTAAAATATCATCATATTTTCCTCAAAAATCCGCATTTAAAAAATACGACTTCAAAAAACATATGGATTTAGAAGGCACTGCAAGGAATATCACATGGGGATCAACACAAAGAAGAACATTTGATAATTATCCATTACGAAGAGTTACTACTATTTCGCGAAATAATGTTTCTCCATATCAGGAACTTAGATATAGTGCAGGTTTTTTTCCAGTACGTAGAAAAAAAAATTATAGAATACCACCTCGTGGACCAACACTACAACAAAAAAGAAACAGATAGACAGCAAGACAACTAGCTATTGATAATGAATTAAAAAGAGCAAGAGAAGAAGGAATAAATTTGAATTTAGGATTTAAACATAGACCAGTACAAAGACCATAAGATCATGAAGCACAAATAAGAAGACTTTTAATAAAAAATCATGGATATTAAATTAGATATTTTTTTTATAAATTATAATATTTAATAGATATAATAAGATATGAATAATGAATGTTATAATTTAAAATTAACAGAATATGATAATGGTTTATTTGATAAATCAATAGATGCAACATATATAATATTTTTAGAAGGTAATACAAAAAGATATGAAAATATTAAAAATGAACTTAAAAAAAATAAACCAACAAAAAAAGTCTATATTTTATATAATAAAGGGTGGAAAAAATGTGAAAAAGATAAATATATAACAAATACAGCTAAAGATTTAGTTGATTGTAATATGTATATTTTAAAACATGCAAAAAGACAAAATTATGATAATATTTTAATATTAGAAGATGATTATTTATTCGATAATAATATAAAAAATAAAAATATAATAAAGGATATAGATAATTTTTTATTAAAAAAAAAAAATACATCTTTTAGTTTTTATTTAGGAACACTTCCATTTATATTTATACCTTATAATAATAATATATATCATGCTTTATTAAATATTTATACACATTCTGTAATATTTTCAAAAAAATATAGAGAAAAAATATTAAAATATAATTATAAAACAATTAATTGTTGGGATATATTTCAAAATAAATTTAATATGAATAAATATTATTACAATATTCCTTTATCATATCAAGTAATTGAAGATACAGATAATAGTAAAAATTGGCCTGTTTGTGATATAATAAGAAAATTCTATTTAAAAATAGCTATGCTTTTATCTGCAGATAAAGATCCTAAACTATTTTTTAAAATATTTTATTATATAAGTTATATATTAACAGTTTTGTTAATATTAATAATAGTAATAATTTTATATTATATTTATAAAATTTTAAAAAAATAAATTATTTAGAAAAAATTTTTTTTAAAAAATCTAATGTATCAATAGTATTTTCTTGTAATTTTTCTTTAACATCTGGTGTATCTACTTTTAATTTTTCATTATTTTTAGTAGAAATACATTTATTTTTTACTTCTTTAAGTTCTTTATTTAAAGATTGAATACAATTAATTAAATAATATATTAAATAAATTAATATAATACATATAATTAAAAATATAAGATCCATTAAATAATTAATATCTATTTATTAAATATAAAAAATAAATTATGCAAATTTTAATCCTGCAGTATTTCCAATAATTTCAAATACATTATAACTTATACAATAAATATCAATTAAATAATTTTTAATATTTTTATCTAAATTAAGTTCAGTAAATTTATTATTTTTATTAAGTTTAATATTTAAATTAAAGTTTGAATTATTATCATCATAATGTTTTGTATATATTGATAATTGTGTTTCTACTGCCGATGCATTATAATAACCGGATGGATTATTTTTTTCTGGATTTAATGCAAATGAATAAAAGTACATACCATTATATTTTGGCACATTTGTATGGCATTGATATGGTTGAATTTTATTATAAAATTCAGAAGTTTTATCATCAACAATAATTTTAGTTTTATCCCATATAATAGAAGCCCTATCCATTATACCAAATGAATCATCATATCTTATAGAAGCAGTATAATTACAATGAGCATTAAAATTAGATATATAATCATCGCGTCTTGTAATCCAGATAATTTCTTTAGTAGGTTTTTTAGCGTTAATATTAATAATAGTATTATTAAAAGATTTTTGTATTATATTTTGAGAAGTTATATCTAATTGTTCTACAATATAAGATATAGTACTCTTTTTAAAAATTTCATTGCGTTCATCTACATCTAAATATACATAAACTGCTTCTATATATGGTTTAATATTCAATGACTTAGTAAATTTTTTAATATTAATATGCTCTCTTTTTTTAATACCACTTTGTAAATTTTTAGAATAAATTTGATTATAAAATAAAGAACTTATATTTTCTTCTAAATCATTTGAATAAACTGTGTATAAATTTTCTGAATTTTCTAATTGTATTGTTAATGTTATTTCTTGTGATTGTAATCTAAGTAATGGTAATGCCAAAGATGGATTTTTTGTAAACCAAAATGGTAACGGTATTACCAAATTATATTCATCAATAGATGGAATATTATTTTGAATAGAAGAATTTGGATAATAATTATAAAAAAATTTATTATTATTAATAATTACTTTTTTAGAACTTGTTAAAGATGGATTATTTAATTCTTGAACATTACCAATCATTTTATCGAAACCGTCTGTATCAATTGTTAATTCATTCCAAATATTCAACCAATCACTTGTTAAAGTATCTATGGGAGAACCATCTAATTTTATGGTTGCTTTTTTAACTAATATATTACCAATATTTTTAACCCATTTAAATGCCAAATTAGATGGTGAATATATTTTTGGTAAAGTACAGCGAAAATAAAGATTTTTTAATAAATCACCAATTCTACTTATTTTACATATATATTCACCATCTATAATATCTGGATCAATTGTTGGTAATGTATTAAATTCTAATTGTACATTTTCTATAGCAAAATTTGTATGTTTTTTCCAAGCGTGTTTAAAATAACTCATATCTGGATTAATACATAAATAATTGTCATGTTGGCCCCTACAAACTAATTGCAATAAACCACCGCCCATTATTAAAATATATATATATATATTTATCTAAATTTTTTATATATTTAATATGGTTTTACTTTAGTTCTAGTACTATTTAAATCTATATTGGCAATTGGATATAAATTTGCTTTAGCATTTGTAGGAGGAGTATATGGATATTTATTAAATCCATAAGTAAATATACTTTTAATTTCATCACTATCTAAAGCATAATTATAATATGATAAATCAGCCATTTGTAATGGACTATTATCTGTTGAATCAAAAATTTTATTATCAGTATTTATAGGATTCATTGATAACAAATTACCAGGATTTAAATATAAAGGAGCTCTATTATGTTTCATAGCGGCAGAACCGGGAATTCCATCTGTTGTACCATTATAAGGTGCTTCAACTTCTCTATCTAACATTTTAATGCCATTTAAATATATTTTACACGAAGTTTTAAATTTATTTAATATATCATTTTCAGGTGTTATTTCTTTTAATACTAAAGTAAACATAAACCATTTATTGTCATATTCCGATGAATTCATATCATATATTCCTAATAATCCTGCATTTCTATCATCCCATTTACCGGTATCACATTTAACTAAAGTATTGCCATCAAATCTATAAGAATCTGGATCACTTAGTGTATTATATTCGACAATAATAGATGTACCGTCTTTTTTCATTCTTAATAAAGGATTTTTAACTAAGATATATTTACCTCTTTTTTTTAATAAACAATTTGCTTGCGTTGTTGTTTCTCTATATGGTAATTGTATTTTACTACCTCTCAAAAATAGTAAAATATCATCACCGTGACTATTTGCTAATAATATATTGGTTCTATCTATTTTTAACCAAAAGTTATATGAATATTCGGCACCACCCGTTTGATTAATAGATGGTACTAAATTTCTAAAAGAATTAGAACTTTCTTTATATGTATTATATTCTACATCCGAATGTGTAGCATAATCATATATACCTTTAAAAACAGGAATTTTTTTTTTAACATTACTTGCATTTCTTAAAGTATCAATTCTTTCATAATTATATACCATATATGCTATAAATAATAAAATTAATACTATAAATATTCCTAAAAATACTTGAATAATATTTGATATCATTTAATTATTATCTCTATTAATGGTATATAATTTTTTTAAAAATAAATAAATTTTTTATGATATTCTATATATTGGACTGCGTAATCCATATGCCCCTAAACCTAATTTTGCCATTATATTATCAATTGGTCCTTCATTATAATTATTATGGATATCTCTGTCATTTAAATCATAATTAAACATTGTAAATTTACATAATAATCCTGCAAAACCTGGATTATTATCTACATCATGTGATCCTCCTATAATTAAATTATCTGTTCTATCTAAATCTAGATCAGTTAAATTATATGTATGTGGATTTTGTCCATCTCCACAAATTCCTCTACATTCTTCACCATGACCTGCAACACCTACTAAATCTCCATCAACATATGTAGTAATACTTCCGCCAGTGCTTGTACCATAATCATTAACAACTATACCAATATGAACCCATCTTTGAATTGGAACATATTCAATACATACACCTTGTTCCATATATTTTCTAAATTCGGCGCAACTACCATTATCTATATCTTGACTAAACATAGATTCGATTGAAGGTTGATCTTCCTTATTATCAAAAACATCGCTTTCATCAACATAACCCGGAGAATTACTATATTTTTTACTAAATCTAATATATAATTTATTCTTATTTTTATCTAAAAATATTTGTGGTGAGCGATCTTTTAATGAAGTTTCTGAACCAATATATAATACATTTTTGAAATATTGATGAGACATATCTTTAATATATATCCAAAAAGTATATGTTCTTTTTAATCCATTACCTGATGGTAATTTACGATCTAATTCTATTTTATTTTTAATATTACATATAACTGGTAATTTTGTTGCAGATACTACTAATCTTGATTGATTAAATAATGAATTTGCTATATAATTATACATAACATATGCAATTATTAATGCAATTAATATTACAATAATTAAACCGATTATTGTTTCTGGTCTATTTGTAATATTCTGAAGTTGTGATACAGAATTTTGCACTGAGGATAACGAATTATTATAAAATTCTTTTGATTTATTTTTTAAATTATTTACTGTATTATTAAGAGTTTCATTTCCTAAATCAGGTGATTTAAATATACTGTCATCCTGGCCTTGAGGTATATTATTCATTATATTTATTCTATCTAATTTAAGAATATAAATTTATGTTAATAGAATTTATATGATAGTTACCTATATGAAAAAATTGGCTATTATAATTAAAACTTTTTTTTATATTTTTTTTTTGTAATGATAAATAACTTAATAATTTTGTAAACTTATCTAAATTAGATTTCATATTTTTTTTATTTGGTATTAATGATAAAAAATATACATGTGATACTATAATATCAATTGCTGATTCTATTGCATTATTATTCATTAAAACATCGAATAAACATAGATCATATATAAAATTTTTATATAATTCATTTTTATTTTGTATCGTTGCTTTTCTATTTTTTAATTCTATTATTAAATTCTCATGAAATCTAAGTGGTATTAACCATGATTCTGTTAACATTATTTTAGTAACTATATGTCTATCATATTCATTTCCATATAAATATTCTATATTTAAAATTTTATCAATATTATCAATTTTTACAATTTCATTTTTTTTTTCTAATAAAAACAAAGACTGAATTATATTATTATTTGATTTTTTAATTATATCCGTAATTTCTTTTTTATTTAAATTCCGATCTTTTTCTAATAAAATTTTTGTAATTTCTTCATCAGATGGATTTACAAATTCTATTAATTCACATTTTTTTTTTATATTTCCTAATTTTTTTAATAAATCTTTACTACAAATACATATTATTGCTATATTTTTTAATTTTTTATTATTTAATATATTATATAAAGTTGTATTTATTGTTCTATCTATTGATAATAATATATCATAATTATCTATAATTATTATTTTCTTTTTATTTGCATTATTTGATATTATATCCATAAAACTTATTGCTGTAACACTTTTAAACAATATATCTTCAAATTCAATTGAAGATGATACATTTGATAATGTTATATTAATAATATTTAATTTTAATTCATTACATATATTATATACATTATAAGTTTTACCTATTCCGGAATTTCCATATATTATAATACAGCTATTAAATGATATATTTACATCCGTATTATTAATTAATTTAATAATTTTTTCTTTCAAATTCATCACTATTTTTAATTAATACCAATTGTTTATATTATTAATTGTAATACTAAATATAATATATAGGATATTATTATTAACAGTGGTAACACTATTTCTATACTCAATAATGATGACATATTATTTTCATTATTATATCCGAAATGTTTAATATTACCATCGTGGTCGAACATCATTGAAGGTTTAAATAAAAAAATGGTTAAAACAAGTATTATATATATTAATATTATAATATATTTTCTTGAATACATATTATAATTCTATCTTAATTTATTATAATATTATAAATAAGGAGATTAAAAGATGGAAAATCTACTATTATTAATTCTAATAATAGCGCTTTTTATATTTTTTTCAAAAAAATTTACTGAAAATTTTACATTATTTCACGATGATAATAATAAAAATATTTTCGCTAAATATTATGTAAATCATAAATTTAATTTTGATAATAAGTATGTAATTGATTCACATCCTTCAAATGATTTAAATTTTATTAATTCAAATAATGATTCTTATGAATATAATGATTCTATGTTTAAAGAAAAATTATATAAAATTTTAGAAATAAATAATAATTTAAAAATTTTATTTAAAATTACAGAAAATATTAAATGGTCCATATGGAAAAATCCGGATAAATGCAATGAAATTATATACAAAAAATTTATTAAATTTTTAAATATTATCCTAAAAGAAAATTCTTTAAATAATATTTATCATACTTTAAATAAATATAAGGTTAATATCAATAATTCTAATAATTTATTATTTAATATTGATTTATTATTATATAGAAATAATAAAATACATGGCAAGCATGTTAATTTAATTCTTTATTATAATAATGATAAATTTTATATTATTTATTTAAACATTATTGGTAGTGTTAATCAATATGATATAATAAATAATACATTCTTAAAAGATATTAATTATGATAATGTTGTTTCTTATCATAATAAGAAAAGTATATTAGATGATTGTAATAAAACTTGTGATAATCAAACTGATATTTCAGATACTTATGTTGATAATAAAATTTCAGATATACTTATTAAAAAAATTAATACACCTTATTATAATAAAAATGATACCAAATCAATATTAAAAAATAAAAAATATAATGAAGATCAATTATATGTTAAAAATTTTTTTATGAAAAATATTTCTGAAAATAATACTATTAAACCTCATAATTTTTAAAATGGTACTGTCATTGTTTGTTTTTTTAGTGTATTTAATTCTGCTCCTCTAATTGTTTGAGAACAATTAATATCACTTTTAATACTATTAGTATTAATTCTTGTTCGGATTGGAAATGTATATTTTTCTGTATTTTCTACATATTTATATTCTGATACTTTAGATGATGTTTTTGCTTCATTTCCATATCCAAATCTACCAAATACACTATCTTCTTGTGTATTAGAAATACTACGAGTACTTCCCCCACGAGTATTTCCCCCGCGAGTATTTCCACCACGCGTAATACCTCTTGTAATTACTTCATCATTTGGAACATATGTTTTATTTTTTCTAAAAACCATAAATGTTAGATAAAATAAACCAGTTTTTTCCGTTGTTTCTTCCATACCCAGTTCTTTTTCTTCTTTTGTTGGTACATACCCTTTTTCTAATGCTTCCTTGACCACCCATTGATACTTTGCATTTGGATTTTGATCGAAATAAAATTCTTTATTTTCATTTGCAGGAATGGTCCATAATGTTCCATCTCTTTCAATATTATATGGAATTGTATCAGATTCAGATCTATATTTCGGTTCATCATTATCTAGTGCAAAACCTACGGCATAATCATAATCTTCATTTCTATTTATAATTTGTATATTTGAAATTTTAATAGAAATAGGACCTTCATTCGCTACTAGACGATATCCTTTTTGATATGTATCGGTATTTGCTTCTCCAGATTCATAAAGTTCAATATTATAATTATCATTAAAACGTTTTCTATAATATTCACTTGAATATGCAGAATCTTTTGCCATTCCAAATGAAATATCGAAATTGATTTTATGATTATTAGTAATATAATCAAGATTAAGTGTTTCAATGTTCTTTGAGAAAGCCATTATTGTTATAATAATTTAACTATTATTAAAAATCATTTTTTTTTTATTAATTCTTATTTATAAAAATTTTATATTTTGAATTAATAAAAAAAAAATGATTATTTTACATTTTTTTATCTTGTAAAATGTCTCAATATACTTTTACTGAAAAAATTAAAAATATTAATCACGAAATTAGTAAAATATCTGCTAATATTAATGAAAAATATATTTCATATGATATTTTCTTAAAAACATTATCTTTTAATAATGAAATTATGAATCATATTGATACTAAAATTGAATTAATTAATAGTGAAATTAATAGTTATAATAATGCACTTAATTATAACTCTATTTCGAATGATAATAATATGAATTTACTATTTCTTTTAAAAGAAGCTAATAATACATTAGATGTTTTAAAAAAAAATAAAGATGATCAAAATGCAACAATTAATACATATGAAAATCATGTTTATAATACTAATTTACAAATTCAAGTTCTAAATGTATATTTAGATGATTTAAATAAAATGAGAGATCGGATTGAAAGATGGGGTCATATTGAAAATCTAAATGATTATGATAAAGAAGTCGAATTATATAGAAATAAAATAACTTTTGAAACACAATTAAATTATATTAATAGTTTGTTATAATTAATAATATATATTATGTATTTTTTATTTTTTTTAAATATAAATTTTTTTTAAAATAAATAGATAATAAATTAAATTTAAAATTATATTTAAAAATTAAATTAATAATTAAATATGTAATAATAATGCTTAATTATGATTATATTCAACATATAAAATTTTTTGATTATAATTGCATTAAAGGTTTTCAATATGAAAAATATGTGTTAAGTAAATTAATAGATTTTTATAATATTAAAGAAGCTTATTTGTGGAAAAATGTCCCAGATTATTTATTAATAGAAACTGGAATAATATTAAATAATGATTTACAAACTATTAAACAAAAATATAATACAAATAAAAATTATAGAAATTATAATGTTCTATTAGATACTGGTGTAGATATTATATGTAAACTTAATAATAATAATATATTATTAATTCAATGTAAAGCATATAATTCAATTATATCACAAAAACATTTATCAGGATTTTTTAGAACATTATTAGATTGTTATGTTATTAATAATAAAAAAAATAATAAAGTAACTGGTTTAATAGTTCATACAAGTTCATTATCAGATTTAATTAAAGAAAGTTATTGTTATAAAGAACATATAATATCAGAATTATATATACCATATCCATATAATGGAAAAAATACAAAGAATAAATTAATAAAATATAAAAAAATAAGTCTAATTTTTATCATTAATTTTAATTGTATTATTTTATATTTATTATATATATTACATATATATGTTAATAAATTATAAATTTTTCAATATAATGTTGTAAAATAACCAATTAATGGAATGCTAGTAATCATTCCATATTTTACAATATTTATTCTGTTATTATATAAATTTGCAAATGCTATTTGTGATACCGAAATAATAGGATAACTAAATATTTTTGTATCAATTAAATTTTCATTTATTTTATCTGTTAATGTATAAAATATACTATCATCGCAATTTGTACCTCCTATACTGTAATATGATATGGATTTATAATTATTACAAATTTTACATTTAGAACTACCTTCAATATCATTATATGATCCATAAGGACATTCTAAACATTTGTTATTTTCTTCATAATAACCAATCGGACATTTATAACAAATATTATTACGTATTATAGATCCAAAAGGACATATATTACAATAATCTTCATTATTTAAGTTAGACATATATTCTCTTTTTTTTGAATTACATTTAATACAACTATTACCATATTCTGCATATGGATCATTGCCAACTACAGTACCTTTAGGACAATAACTATGAATATCTTTTTCTAATTTAGAACGAAAACAAACTGTATTATTACTATTAGAAATATATCCTTCGGGACAATGTAAACAAGTATTATTATGAGCTGTTCTATAATAATTTTTTTTACACTTTTTACATATTAGATTATTATGTTGATTATTAATTGAAGCTTTGTAATCAATAGCAAAACCCGGATTACAATTACTAATAGTAATTAATTTTTTGAAATTTTTAAATTCATTAGATAATTCTTTATAATTATCAATAGCCAAATCTCTTTCTTTTTGAATTTTAAAACGACAATAACAACCACTTGATCTTGACATTATAATATTTCTGGTATAACTAAAATTTACCATGATTAATAGTAAAAAGAACATGAATAAACGCATGATTATGATAAAATTTATCATATCATAAAAATCATTTTTTATTATATAATACAAATTAAATATTAAAAAGGATATTTTATTACCTGAAAATAAAAAAATAATATAGGATAAATCATATTAATAAATAATTTAGTAT